GCACGTGCGAAAGCCTCCTGGGGTGAGGTTTCATTCTCCAGTAGGTATCTATCATTAAGAGTTTTTATACTGAACTCTGGCAGTATTTCATCCCGTTTGTACTCTATTTTCACGTTTCTTTTCCTTAATCAAAATACCTTGACATTTTTCTTCGATGTCTCGTATATTCTCCTCTCCGATTGCTTGCTCACAGAAGGCAAGTAAGTCCATCAGTTCAAAGTTTGTTAGCAACGTTTCTTTGTTTTGATTCAAACTTTGAATATATTTGTATGAGCTATTGATAGGACAAGCATCATAAATATCGAAAAGAGACCCATACTTATTTACTAGATCCGTAGCTCTTTTTGGTCCTATATTTGGTATTCCTGGAACATTATCTCCTGAGTCGCCTGTTAAACATTTGATAGTGATATAATCATCAATTGAATAATCATGCGTTTCACTCCAATTTGCATAAGTAGTCTCTGATCGAGTTGTATATGCAAATCGTGAAACATTTTCACTGATTAATAAGTCCCAGTCTCTATCTGAGGTTATCATCCAAATATGATCTGCAATCAAACGAGTAGATAGATATCCTGCAATATCATCTGCTTCTACTCCTTCATACCGAAGAATTATACATCTGTCAGATAAATACTCTAACGTTCGTTCCATCTCTTCATAGAACCGTGCGAAGGCATCCTTTTCTTCTTGAGTTTGTTTCTCATACCTCTCTTTTCTAGAGAGCTTATACTCGGGATACCTTTCTTTTCTATAAGTACTGCTTCCTTTGTCAGAAGCAATAATTATTTTATCACAAGCATATGAGTTTGCTAGAGAAAATACTGTCTTAGCATAGTCCTCCATAAACTCTGTCCTGTTTGAGTGTTTCCACCTAAATCCTAGATTTAGAGCGTCAACTATTAGCGCGTTATTTCGCGACTGCTGAAACTTTAGAAAGGTTTTGGCCATTTACAAATTCCGGTTGTTCGTTTATTAACCACTCTTCTGCTATCATTACATAACAGTTTAAGTGTCCTATGTACATGAACTTCTTAGTCTTTTTGGGTTCATCTCTAACCGCAACAAAAACTTTTGATCTGTTGTATTTAAAGAACAAAACAGGTTTCTTCTGCATTTTTAATGCCTGAGACGTTGCTTGCTCCCACCATTTTACAAACTCACTAGACTTGTTCGTGAGAATCTTGTCATCAAAATGTGAATTTTTATAGAACTTTACTTCAATACAGTAGTGCATTGGAGTATCTGGTATGAACAGATCGCCTTTCATAAAAGGCAAAGCTCCTGACATAGGTACTCTTTCAAAAGATAATCCTGTATGTTTTCTCAGCATTTCTTTTACTTGTTTTTCTCCCATTGCTCCCTTAGCTCTGGAATCAACCATTTGACTTCTCCTTTTTAGCACTCATGCTTCGATCTCTAAGTTCCACTTACAAGCGTTTTTGGTTTTATCTTTTGCCTTATATGCTTTTGCAAGAATATAATTTCTGCTCCACGTTTGAAACCAAGCAGAGTTCTTTTCTTCAGCATCTTTAAAGGTAGCATAAGTCATGAATATTGCAGAGAGCAACCCTACGTGTCCATACACAAGAGGAATAACATTCATCCAACCTGCAATTAAACCACAAAAAGCTACTGACCAAATAATCGACAATGCAAGCATAAAGTAACATTGTAGACTCATATTTCCTATGAATCGAAAGGGATTATATTTTAAGTTCATTATAGAATCCCAACTATAATAAAACCACATGAGTTTATTTTTCATTTTTCTCCTTAGATTTCTAATCTACTTATGTCTTTCTCTTTTACTACTTCAATTTTTTCAAGTAGCGGGTGAGTCCAACCATGGGAAACAATATATGTGTTTAACCCTTCTTCTGATAATAATACTTCAACCATCTTTTCTCTTCCTAGATCGTCAAGTACATTAATTACTTCATCTAAGAATAAAACATTTATTCTACTCTTAGAGATACTACTCATTAACTTCCTTATGGAAATAAGGGTAGCAGTATTTACCCTTGCTAGTTCTCCACTACTGAGAGCTAGTATGTCTACTATAGCCCCGTTGTCTGATAGGTTCACATTTAGTTTGTCATTTTCTACAACAAAGTTAATATTAAATCTACCATCACTTAACTCGGCTAAGTATTCATTCGTTAAATCCTCAAAGTCTTTTACTAAGTTTTCTAGTTTGTATGCAACTAGACCGTTAGTAGAAAAGGCACGTTTCAGGATTTCTAAATTTGTGTTGATCCCTTCTTGCTCAGATAACTTTTTCGTAATGTCTTTAAGTTGTCTTTCAAAGTCTTCTGTTTGTTCGACGATGACTTGGATTCTTGTGTTGTGTTTTTGTCGTCTACTATTTTCATCAATAGTCTCCTTCAGTTTCTTACTGGTTGAGTTTAATTTTGCTCGTAACTCAGAGATATTAGCTTCTAATTCATTACCATCAAGTAGATCTGATGGTAGAGTATTATCTACCCTACCATACAGATCTTCAAAGTCTCTTTGCATTTTTTGCTTACTCGTAATTATAGAGTTAAGCATTTTTATTTGTTCTATTCTCTGCTCAAGACTTCTTACGTCGCTTTCCGCTTTTTGGCTTTTTTGGACGCTTTGGCTTTTTAGGTTTTGAATAACCGTATCCTTTACTTGTTGGTGACATGTCGGACATTCTCCTTTTAGACTACTCAGATGAGCAATCTCTTTAGCGGCTTCTTTTATGATCCGCTGGTTCGCTCCTAGGTCAGACTGTAAATCATCATAGGATCGAATTCCTTTCTCTTCTTCTCCTTTAAGCGTAAAATCGGTAGGAGAAATATCTGCAAGTAGTTTCCTGTATGTATTATTTTCTCTAATTTTTTTATTTTTCTGAGAAATATTTTCAAAATCTAATTGTAGAGAACGTAAAGTCTTCTCATCTTCTTCCGAGATTTTTGGTAAATTTAACTCGGGTAGTATATTGGTAGTCTCCAATTTATTATCATCAAGCCATTTTTCAATGGTACTGCAACGTGCTGATAAGTCTGTAATTTTCAAATTTATATCTTTAGCAACATTTCTAAAGACTTCGTAGTATTTAGTATACTCATCTATTCCAAATAAGTCTACTAAAAACTTTTTACGGTTAGCATCTGTAGCAGTTAAAAATTGTAGACTAGCAGTTGTATTCTGATAAACTAACTGTGAAAAAGTTTTGAAGTCTAGTCCTAAAATCTCTTCTACTGTCTTGTAAGTATTTGTAGCCGTATGACTAGAAATATCCACTCCTTCCTCAAAGAGTTTTACTTTGATGGTACCTCTACTTCTTCGTACTTCTATTTTGTACTTTTTATTTTCCACAGAAAAATCAAGAAGTATATTATACCCCTTGTTATATTCTCGATTCTGTATGTCGGCTTTCTTTATTCCCTTTGAGTTTTTATTATATAAAACTTCTTCTAATATAAGAGGAATGGAAGACTTACCTGCTCCATTTTTTCCAACTAACTGTGTTAAAGTAGTATCATTTAAGTCTATAGAGTTTTTCTCTCCATAGCTAAAACAATTATCCCACTGCAATTTCTTTAGAGTAATCATGAAATGTACTTAAAACTTCCTTTACTTTATTGTCTTCTAGTTCTAGAATATAACTTAAATATTCTGCCAATTCGTCTTCAATAGACATTTCTTTGTCCAATATAAGAGCAGTTTCTGTTTTTCTCTTTATTACTTTTTTGTCTAGTAATTCAGAGTTAGCAACAGAGGAGAGCTCTGCTATGTCTCCTTCTATCTCATAGATTGTATGATGATATTCTGTTGGAATCATCTCTTCTTCTGAGCTAACAGTTTTTCTAATTAACTGTGGCAAATCAAACTCATGCCAAGCCCAGCTCAAGGATTCATTAATATCAATTATTATATATCCAGTCTTTACTAAATTACGATGAAACTGTGTAGTCATAGGGCTACCTGGATATACAATGTTTGCTTGAGTATTTGTATGACTATGTAAATCTCCCGCAAATACTAAAGGGAAATGTTCAAATCTTCGTAAGTCTACTTCTGGTGTAACATGAGGAGGAATCGCTCCCCGTACGTGAGTGAAAAGCGGCTTTCGTATACTAAAGTCTTTAGCGTGCCATTTTCCATGAAGCTCACAGTAGGGGAGCACTCCAAAATGATCTTCATTATAGTTAGAGTCTACAACCTCTATTAACGGATTCACCTCCTTAGATGCTTTTTTCAATTGTGTTAGAAAAGTTTGATGTTTTTTGGTGGCTTCATGATTCCCATCGTATATTAAGGTACGCACCTCTACGCCACTGATGAACTCAAAATATAGTTCTAACTCGGTCATGGAGGGAACTCTATCAAAGAGATCCCCTCCAATCACATGAAGATCAACGTCTTTTTCTAGTTTATGAACTTCGTTGAAGAACATACTATATCTTTCACACGCCCAGGCTTCTGGAACATTCTTCTGTCCTACTTTTAAATGCCAATCGGCGGTGAATAGTATTTTCATTAGTAAGGTAAATCCGCTTCCAATTCTTCTTCAACGTCAGCAGGTACACTGGCTGACTCACTCATTAAACTTTCAAGAAACTCTTTTTGTTGGTCTGCAGTAGGACGAGGTAAAATGTCGTCCATAGACTGCAATCCTTCTACAAGAGCTTGCTCGTCTTTATCAAGAGCCCGTACTTTACATTTAAGTACTTGTAACTGATACTCAACGTTGTACACTTGAGGGCCAGTCTTTACTCTCTTAAAGTGAACATCCCATCCAGTTTCTGGATTGGTAGGATCACCCAGTTCTTCTGCTGCAAGCATGATTTGCTCTAGCAGTTTCTTTTTGAGGTTAAGAACTTTAACTTCTCCGTCATGGATACATTGCATTGCATATGCCCATCCACATTTCTTTTCTGGATGATACTTTCGTACCCAGTCTGTTTCTTTGTTGTCAAAGCTCTCAGTATTTCGATTAAATCCTAAACACTCCATAGGAATGTTTTTATTGTTTTCGCCAGTTACCCAGTAAACATAACGAGGTAGAATATCTCCTACGAGTCGTACTTTATTATCACCAGTTACATACTGATATTGGTTTACTGAACTTTTCTTGGCTGTTCCTTTTGCATCTGCAAATTTCATATTGTCTCCTAAATGTCTTCATACTTAAAGTGGACGAAGCCGTCCTCTAAAGTAAGTAGTCTGTTTCTGTTAATAATGTCCTGACTCAAGTTAGCGTGAGAAAGGTCTAAAGTTACTGTTTGATTGTGCATATACTCAGCAAAGCTACGACGACTCAAAAGAGACAAGTATTCTAGTCTCTCCCTTGTTGTGTAATTTTTAGCTTCATAAAAGAACGGTTTAAGTTCTACTGCAAAAGAGTTTCCTACAAAGTTTATATGAATATACTTGTATAAAACATCTTTTGTATCCTGTGGAAAGGTCATAAAAGTCATCATGTGCATAATTGCAAGTATGTCTTTTGATTTGCCACCCGTTCGGTCAACTATTTTTTTCCAATCAAAAAGTACCATATATTATATCAAAATCGCCTAAAGAAGTCAAGAACTATTTTTTTAAATGTTTTGAATCTTATATCCTTGTTTCAAGTAGTACCCAGTTCTGTTGTTGGCCTGCTTTCTGGCTGTGTTGCCCTTCAGATTTATGTCCACTATAACTGGGTCTTTCTTCCCTTCTTTGAGTCTTATGACACGACCAATAAGCTGTGTCAACAAAGGCTCATTATTTACAGGAGTTCCAAGAACTAAGCAACTCAAAGCGTCAAGGGATACACCCTCTGAGAATATAGATTGTGTTCCAAACAATACATTCTTATCTTTATTGATTTGCTCCATCATTGCAGGTCGTTCTTCGTGTGGAGTCTGTCCTGTTATTACTATTGCACTGTCTCCTACGAGTTGTGCACATCTTTTGAGAAAATCTACACGATCTGCCACAACTAATACCTTGTGCCCTTTCGCGGCCATAGCACTAGCAATTATGGCAACTTCGTGTTGATACTCCTCATTGTATGCCAGATGGTTTATCTTTTTTGCCCAAGGCGTACCTCCACCATCTAAGAATCTTATGTCCGAATGTATAATATTTATACTAGGCGGCATATAATTTTCTTTGGGTGGAAAGTAAACTGTAGGACTAAAAAAGTCTCGAAACAGTACATGTTTACCATCTTTTCTTTCAATTGTACCAGATAGTCCAATCTTATATCTTGCCGTACATTTATCTACAATGTTTTTAAATGTGGGAGAAGATACATGATGCATCTCGTCAAGAATGATTGTCCCAAATTCATTTCTTATGTCGGGTACTCGCCTTGTGAGTGTCTGTACATTACCTATGACGATTGGACCTGTTAGATCGAACTTACCACTACCAATTATAGCAGGTTTAAACCCAAATACTTTTTCTACTTCGCGTTCCCACTGACTTCTTAGAGCTACAGTATGAACAACTACTAATGTTTTCTGCTTGAGCTTGCTGGCTATGGCTAAACCTGTAAATGTCTTACCCCAACTTACCCAAGCGTTGATTATACAGCTGTCATCTACTGCGTCATAGACGTCTTTTTGGGACACACGTAACTTGTAGCGAAATTCTGGAAAGTACTTCGGCGCAAGCTTTCTTTTATCCACTATTTCATACCCCTCAGGTACTAAATCGAACCTACCGCTTGGAATCGCAATGGTTCCAGGTCGAATTCGCACCATGTTTTTGATTATTAGGGGCGGATCTAGTGGATTATATGTAGGAATAGAGTAAGTCAACTCTTTATCTATAAGAGTTTGAGTTGCTTCATCTACGCTCATGTAAATTTTATCAGATACTACTGCTTTCACGCTGATCTCGTTATCCTTTCGTCATACATTGCATTCTTTTCTATCCACCAAGGTGGTTTTTCACGATACTTCCAAGAAGCAAAGGTAGCTTTATCAGCATGATAAAATCTACGATAAGCTGCTATTGCGTCTTGTCCTTTAAGCTCATCTGGCATTGCTTGAGCAAAAGGAGTGAGGCCCCTTCTTGGTATTGATAGCGACTCTGGTAGCCTGAGTACGACGCTATGCACTGATTTATGGCTTTTTCCGTAGCGGTATCCGTACTCATCGTTGAGAGCCATTGCATAGCAATATAACCATTCATAATTATCCAGGCTACTACGAGCCCAGATAGTACAAGGGTGGTTTTCCATGGTAGGGAGGTAGGGGAAGTCTCGTGGTTCATTTTTCTTTTTCTCGCGTAAGAGTTTTAACTCCTCTTTGGTTAGTTTTCTAGGTACATAACCGATGTATTTATCGATCCAGTGTGTGGTGCACAACATTTGAGCAGCCTCTAGAGGCATCTTTACGATGTGCTTGTCTACATGATATTGAGCACACTTATCAATATCATTGTCTAAGATGAATATGTTCATATCTTCCTTTTAGTATCTTTCTTCCAAAACTCGCAGTATTCATAAAGTAACCAAGGGTATCCTCGGTCATATAGTATTCCTGCATATCTCATCTCCGGCTCTGGTGGTCGTGGTATGGTAAACGGAAAGTTTATATCTTCTACAAATAGAATACTCTCAGTTTTATTCCAGCGTACTTTATTTATAAGTAAATACTTTAAGTCTACCATTCTAGTTTTTTCATAGTTGAATACTTTACCACTAGAGTCTATAAATTTCTTTCCTGCTGACTTTAGAAAAGAAGGAATATCATGTGTTGCTTTGTTCAAGATAAATTTTGTAGGATAAGAAGACCTAAGCCTTCTTATTCCTAAGGTATCTCCTTCTATATTTCTATCATCTAGCATTTGTCCATTTGCAAATACTATTCCGTCTTGCTTGTCTATCTCAGCATCCTTGGGTAGTACATACACTGGAAATACTAAATCATTAAGCCTCATAAGTTTTTTCAAACTTACCAAAGCTGTAATCATCTCCAATATCAAAGTCACAACCAATCGGGGCACCTTGAATTACGCAGCCTTCTCTTGGTTTTTGTATAAAGTATTTTAGTTTTTCACAGTAAGCATCTACTTCATGCTCTGGCACTTCCGCCAGTATAGAGTCGTGTACTAAAGCGAATATCTTACTTTTTAAGCCATACTCTTTGATATAATTATTCATATCAATAGCACCAAGTAAGTTAATATCACTTGCAGTAGATTGTACTAGAAAGTTGATACCAGAGCGCACTTCGTGTGAAGCTACTCCCTTATCACTACTGTGTACATTTGGTAATCTACGCTTACGACCAAAGATAGAATAGATGTGTCCTTTTTTGGCTATCTCCATCTTTTTATCTTCTAACCACTTCTTTAACATTTTAAACTGTCGAAAGTAATCATCAATAACTTCTTGTGCTTCTGATACAGAAAAGTAAGTACCAGAATCTTTTGTTACTTGAGCAGATATTTTGTTAGCACCTGCACCGTACATAATACCAAACGTTACTGCTTTTGCAGCCTGACGTTTTACAGAATAATACTCTGCTACTTCTTCTACTTCGCAAGGAAGTCTGAATACTACTTTAGCGATTGTACTATGAAAGTTACCGCCTTGTCTAAATACATCTTGTAGTTTCTCATCTCGTGCTAGTACTGCGGCAACGTATACTTCTGCAGTTGTCAAGTCCATAGCAACAATTCTATGTCCTTCTCTTGCTTTGATACACCCTTTGACAATAGGATTATCTCTGGGTATCTGTTGCATATTTAGTTTACCAGAGCTACTAAGCCTACCAGAAGTAGTACCATGTAAATTAAAATTGGTACGGAGCCTGGAATCTCTATCCAACTGTGGAATGATCTTGTCAAGGTATGTGTTCTTGATCTTACCTTTCTGCCTAATCTCAAGAATAAGTTGTGGTACTTCATGTTCTTCTCCTAGCTGTTGAAGTACTTCAGCATCTGTTGAATGAGCT